CATCAAAATCGATTACGGGAATTAAAGAATATGGCGCGATTAAGACACTCGTTCCGACGCTTAGAAAGATTGAAGGCGAGAAAAGCCAGCTTGCTGTTGATGGCGAGTTTGCCTTGAGGGACATGGACAAGGCATTGCGATCAATTAAAGACAAGGCTCAGCGCACAGAAGCAGCAGACTTGGCTTTTCAGTATCTTCGCGGCCAGACAAATTTAGCAAATGTTCCAGAGTTGGTAGCACCCTCGGTAAGACTTGTTAGAAAAGTAATTGACGATGCAACGGAAAGAAGCATTCAACTTGGCCTTGTTGACGGCAAAGATGCCCTTGAAAATGCTATGGTTGATAATCTTGGGTCATACCTTAATCGCTCGTATAACGTATTTAACGGGTGGCGTCCAGATACTTCAACAATGGAGCGATGGGTTGAAGCCAATGTGAAAAATCGCATTGAGAAGCTTACCCAAAGAGCAATTAGAGCACGGATGTATCGCGCCCAGGTGCTACAAAATATGGGCATTAAAAACAAACAGCTTAAGCCTTTTACTGAAGTAAGTAAGGATGTGTTAAGGATACAAAATATGGACCTTAAAGACAAACAGCTTAAGCCTCTTACTAAAGTAAGGGAGGATGTGTTAAGTCGTGCTAATAAGTTTCGGCAAGAATATACTGACATTGCTAATCAATTAGTTGATCGCGAGGGCGCAATGCAGTTTGCGACAACCGGTAGGCTTAACGCAAGGAGCGGTGTTTACCGCCGGAAGAAAGATATAGATTTGCTTACAAGGCAACTACTTGGCGAAATTCACGACCCTGTTTACCTTGCTTCTGAAACCCTTGGAAAAATGACTGCATCCGAGGCCAAGTTTAAGGTTATGCAAGAGGTTCGTGATATTGGAATTGCTAATCGTTTATTTAGAAAAAATTCAGAACTTGGTGATGTTTTAGTTGTTCAGTCTGAAGACAAATTACTTAATCCGCTTGCTGGTTTATACACTACACCAGAAGTTCGTGAAGCATTTAATGCTTACACCACAACAGACCTTGATCCAATTTTGAAGAACTTTGGGCTTATTGCTTCAATTTCTTCTGCTGCAAAATTGCCTAAAACCCTTGGTTCATTAAAAGGTTGGGCGTCCAACGTGTGGGGTGGTGCAATGGACACAATCGCACAAGGGCACGGACTGGAGCTGTTGCGAGGAAAGAACTACATTACGGCTCGCAATAATTTCTTTCTTAACCTGGGAATTGGAAAACCAGATGGAACGTTAAGAAAAAAAGAAACGCTTGATTTGTTTAAGTTTTTTAAGCGTGAGGGATTGGTTCGTGGGAACGTGCAGTTTAACGACTTTAAGCGGGGTCTACTTGAGTCCGACAAAAGCTTGCTTAATAAGCTACCCACTAAAGCAAAACAAAAACTCAAGGGTAGCATTGAAACGGTAGGCAAACTTTACTCCGCCCCAGCAACAGCCACTAAAGTATTTAATTTTTATGGCGAACTAGCTGCACTTAAGAAGGCGTTTCCTAATGGAAAAATGGAAAGCTTGATGAAAAAAGCCGCCGAAAAAGTAAGGCTTACCACTGAGGATTACGATTCGCTGCCAAGATTTATAAGAAACTTTTCATCCATTGGATTCCTTGATCCGTTTGTTTCTTACACAGCCGACCGATTCCGTGTTGTGTTTAATACTTACAAATTAGGCTTTCAGGAAATGGCTAGTGGCAATGCCGTTCTTAAAAAGCGGGGGGCTAGCCGCATTGCTTCTATGTCTACCATTTTAGGCGGTGTGGGATACGTTGGCTCTAATCTTGGGATGAGTGACGAGGAGCAACAAGCAGTAAGAAATCGTATGCCTAGCTGGGACCGAGATAGCCTTGTTGATATTAGCAAGAATGACGACGGGACTTACTCGTATATCAATCTCAACTACACCTTTCCCCATGCCACCGTTATTGAAGCCGCATCCCTTGCGGCCCGTCAAGCAACGCCAGAAGAAGCATTTTCTGCTTTGTCTAAGTCATTGGGCAAGCAACTGTTTGGTGCTAATCTTTTGCTGGCTCCTGTGTCCGAGGTGGTAGCAGGAAAGACTAGGTATGGAACCCCAATAACCAGCGAAAACGCGCCAATTTACAAACAGTTTATAGACAAGTCTGGTTACTTTTTGGATAACACCCTGAACCCACTTGTTGTTAGGGAAACTAATAAGTTCTTCAAGACGCTTAAGTCAAAAGACTTTAAGGTCGAAACTTCGGGAGGCCAGGTCTACACAATGAACGATCTGATTGCTGAAAACTTTGCTGGAATCAGAAAAAAGACCTTTGACCCCTATTCTAGGCTTAAGACTGATGCCTTTGGTTTAAGCAAAACAATGTCGGATGACAGAATTTCTTATGCGTCCGACAGAAGGCGCGCACTCGACGATGAAGAAAAACAGGAGGCATATCAGCAATACGTTCAGCTACACAGGAACGTTTTTGACAAGGTAAAGGAAATCGTTAATGACTCTAGGACGCTTGGCCTCACCGACGAAGAGATTGCGCTTACGCTAAAAGACGGGCGCATAGACTCGCAGACGATCCTTGGTGCAATTACGGATACCTACCTGTTGCCGCCCGTTGAAAAAGACAGGTCGGCAGAATTGCTCGCTGACGAGGTTATGAATCTGCCAGCATCCCAACGTGGGTCTGCCATTTCAAAGATTGCCCGTGACCAACCAAAAATCGCAACCAGCGTTGCGAATAGAGTTAAGTCTCAGATGCGCGACCTTGCACTTGGCGTTAATGAAATCGACCGGCTTATTGGTGCTCTTGACGCCAATGACGGAACGCGTGCTAAGTATATTAGCCAGCATCTTGCTAAGCTTGGCACCGAGCAAGAGCAGCAGGCTTACATTAACGAGCTGAAGGGCAAGAGGCTGCTAACGCCGCTTGTTTACGAGCAGGTAAAGGCATATTTAGTAGCGCAGTAGCAACTAGGGTGTGCGTCTTGTCATACTAAAAGACCTTAACCCATACCCACTTGCCCCAGAAGTAGGCTGTAATGGCCGCAGAGAGCCACCAGAGGTGCTTTACCTCCATGTTCTCGAACTTGGGCTTGCTTCCGCTAAAGAAGCGATAGGAATATGTGAAGGGCTTTCCTTTCTCACTCACCCATTCGCGATAGAGGTTGCGGCGGTTGGTGCCGTTGTCTGAATCACTCCAATTGCCATGCTGAATATCGCAGTGCATAGCGTGCTCGTGAACACGCCAGCGTTCAAACACGTTCCCTTCGCTGTGGCTCTTGAGGGTAATGATGTAAAGGGAAGTATCCCCAAACACATCAAAGTCCTGGAAGACGCAGTTATTGGTGTGCGTGCCCACATCCAGCACATCCTCCTCGCCTCCGTTAATTATGGCCCCATGGAAAACCGTGTCCTTACACTTGTAGGTTTTCATTGTGTCGTCCCAGCCGGTCCATCCGTCTGCGTGGGGTTGGAGAGGACCAACGTATATAGATTCTTTCTCCACTTCTTCGTATGATTTGTAGTTGAAGTCTGGCTTTTGTTTCATAATTAGTAGATTATCGGGGTGACACGTCGTATCCTGCGTCTTGCGCCATGATTTTACACCCGTGCCTAATTTCGTCACGGTCAAACTCAATCTCAAGCAGCTTCAAGAACCCGCGAATGACTTCAGGGTAGTCCTGCCCACTGGCATCAAAAGAGAAGTTTTCGTAGCAGCCGTCCTCGTAATAGGTTAGAGTTATTTTAAGCTTCTTCATTTAGCATCCTTTCTGGGGTTGTCCCGCCGCCATTCGCAGTAGTACTTGTATGCAGTGTCAGAGATGGTGTAGGTGCGGTTGGAGACGTTGCAGCGCATATAGTGCTTGGGCGTGCCAGCCGCCGTGACATAAGTCTTGTTGTGCTGGACGTCCGTTGATCCGGCAACGTGTGGGCTCATCCACTTTTCTCCACCGTTGAGGACGGAAGCGTGGGTTTTTGCGGGAGAGTATGCGGCGAGGCGTTCATAAACTTCTTGGAGCTTCACAACGTCGCGTTTGCAATACCGCACCATCTTTGCCATAGCACTTGGGCACTTATTAAGGAGGATGTCTTTCCACATTCCGTATTCCGTTTTCAGCTTGCCTGCCCCCGTCAGGATTTCTCCCAGATAGTCTAGGCGGTTGGAGTTGAAATAGAAGCGACGGCGAGCCCACTGAAGGGTGTCAAGGCTCTTGGGCTCAGGCCATGCAGGAATATCGTGCATGAGGGCGCGAGCCCTAATCCAAGGAAGATCAAAGCGGTCCCCGTTGTGGAACACCACCTCATCGGCTTCAGCCAAGATGTTAGTGAACTTTTCCAGCATCTCACGGTCGTCCTGGTTCTCGTCCCATGTAAGACATTCGGGACGTTTGGCGTTCTCCCATTTGTAGCCAATGCAGATGATGCCTCGCTCGTGGATGATGTTGTCGTAGGAGATGTTCTGCTTGTATCCCGACCTCCAGAACAATCCAATGTTGGGGCTGGTTTCAATGTCTGCGAATAATCTGTTCATGTTGCTTGTTGTTTAGATGAAGCGCACAGCCATAGCGAAGGCTATAGGCTTGGGCGCATTTACGCTGCCAGAATCAATAATGCCAGGAATGCCGTTTACGCACCATTGCCAGTGCCAGTATCCCCCCTCTTCAAACATACGAATCCTCATGCCTTGCGTGCTCTTGGTCTTAGCCAGTTGCTCAAGGGCTTCGTATGTTTGTGGAAAGTTATGTGTCATTGGTGGTGGGTGATGGCCGCAAACGCAGCACACAGAATGCCAGCCCCAAGCAGCAATAGTCCCTCTTCGGAACGCTGCACCATTATGAGAACGGTGGACAACAGTAGGAGGATTGCCGTTGCTACGGAGAATGTATTACTCGTTGTCGGTTTCATCAGAGAACATTCCGTTTACGGTGAAGGGTTCATACCCATAACCAAGGCACACTTGTCGTAGAAGCACAACTAGATCCTCTGCTAATACGTCGTCGTGGTCAGTAGAAACAGAGGCGGTTCTACTGAAAACCGTGTGCCGCTTGGTTGATTCAATAGTGATTTTCATTTCGTCAGCTCCCGCTCAAGGATTTCTAATGCTCGCCAAGCCGTAGCTACGTTGTCGCGCTCCATGAAATGGCGCGTCATTTGATTGCCGTCGCCCACACTCTTCTCCTTGAGCCACTCCATAGGGGCTCCATTGGTGGCTGGTCCATGCTGTTGCTGCGCCTTGTAGCTGTGGTGGGATAGGGCCGCAATAGCGTGCGGGAAATAGTCACGAATGAACGTGCCTACGGGGTATTCCTTGCGGGCTTCTGCGCCTGTGGGGAACAGGGGCGGCTCCTCCGGCTCTGGCTTGTAGCCCTTCATGGGGCGGGCTACTACATACGGGGCACAAATCTCGCAACCCACATGGGTGTAGGAAACGGGGCTGAACCCCAATTTAGATGCCGTGGTGAATACTGCCAGATCTCCCTCCTTGTATTCGCCTTCATCCACCCGATAATATCCAGCGGGCATTTTCGCCGCAATTTCTTCGTCTGTCATCATCGTGTAATTCTCCTCTTCCTTGTTGGGGCGGATTACGCATTCGTATTCGTTAACAAACTCGTGGCATCCATCAATAAGGCGGTCCCAAAACCCATCGTCCCAATTATAGAAGCGGTCGCCCTCTTGCCACATTCCTTCGACGACTTGGCTCCACCCCTCGGGTATGTCAAAATTTGTTGCGAAGTCTTCGGTGCCTGTTTGTTCGTCTGTCATTGTCATTCTATTTCTTTCTGTTTATGATGTGGTCTATGTAGAACTGCTGCATTGCCAAGGCTGTATGCTTGCAGATGTTGGAAGTATCAACCCCATTCGTGTATTTTTCCCGCAATTTGTAATAGTCGTGCTTACAGGAGCATCCGAAATGATCGGGGTGTAGGTCAATGATGTATTCCTCGTCTGAGTCTCTGGAACTACCATAGGACTCGCAAATGTATTCGTATCCATTGCCGCCCTGTCGTTGGTAGCACTTAGGCGGGGGAGGCTCAGGTGTATCGCAATCCATCTACGGCCTCCAGTCCTTGCGCGGCGTCTGCAAATGTCTTGAGGCGTTGCAGGGATTGGAACAGGTCCACTTCCGCCTGTGGCTCGCCGTTGATGATGTCGCAGTAGCAGGAATACATATCCTCAATCAGATATTCCTGAACATTCTTTAGTTGTGTGATGCTTTCTTGTGTCATGTTAAATGTTTTCTAGGTAGTTGTTTTCTCTAGCCTAAAACAAAGGCTGTTTGTAGCTCAATAAGCGCGGATGCATCATATCGGCGGCTTTCGCCCTTGGGGTATGGTTTTACCTCGTATCGAAGCGCATCCAGCATTGCTTCGCGTTGTTTCCTGCTTCCGCAGGCATAGACGTATCGGTGCTTGCGGGGTCGGTCCTCTAGGTAAAAGTCATCTCCATATTTTGCTCGCATCCATTCGGCTCGGTTGGCTTGGCCTCGGCTTTCGTCTGCAACCGTCGCCCCGTGAAGGTGTTCGCGGCCTTTGATTTTCCAGTCTGTGCGCTTTGCGCTAAGCCCAGTGTATAGGAAGTTCGTCGCTTGGTAGATATATCCGATATGCCCCTGTGCGGTATCCGCGTAGCTTACAACAAGCGACGGTTTCGGGAGCATTCTTAGCGATTGGCCTACCAGACGGCTTGCCATATTTTTTTCACTTGCGCAACAAAGGCGATTCAGTTCCAATACATGAGGCTCCCACTCATCTCCGGCTATTCCCTTGCGAAGCGATGAACTTACTGGTGTTCCATAGGTCACTACGCCTTGAAGCTCTCCCCCGCGATACGCCCCGAACGCATACGACACAGGACACATTCGGCGGGCATAGTGCCGCTTTAATAGCCACGGTTCGGCGTCTTGGGTTGGTATCGGTTCAATCGTCATAACTCAAAAGGGACAGCAAATCGGTGGACTCGCCAGCCTATTAGTTTTTATATGCTTTCTAGGTAGCCGTTCTCTCTGGCCCATGCCTTGTCATTCTCTATTCGCGAATGGCAAATGCGGCACAGTCCCATCCATGTCTCTACGACGTTTAGGTAGGTGGCTCTTGGTTTCTTGGTGTGGTGAATGTCGGTGGCGGCGTTGTCGCACAGGTCGCAGGTGGGGTGGTCTTTGAGGTATTGCTTGCGGAGGGGGTAGTAGATGCGTAGTCGTTCCTGTTGCTTCTTGCTGATGCGGCGAAGGGGGGAGCGTTTCATTTACGCCTCTTTCTTTCTGCTTGGGTTTTAATCTTGTGGTCCTTGGAGCACAGCACCTGAAAAGCCGCCGAATCCTCTGGGGTTAGTCTCTCTAAGAAAGCTGGAATATCGTCTGCGCATTTCAAGCTCCCGCATGGGATGATGTGGTCAATTTGCACATCGGCACGCTTGAACCACTTCTTGCATTTAGCGCATTGATATTCATATTTGAGACGTTTGTTCTTGGATTTAGAGGGCCGTTCGGCGGCTTTCAGGGCTTGTGTGGCGGGGGTCCAGTAGCGGAACTTAGAACGGAGGGCGGAACGAATGGCTGACCAGTATTGGCTTTCCGTCCATTTGCCTCCGTTGCGTGTTCTGGCTACTCTTGCCATTCAAATTGGTGCTCCGTGATTAACCCCACGGAGCAAGGGCTGTTATGAACGAACACACTAACCGAAAATTAAAAGGGCATTTCGTCGTCTTCTTCGTCTGGCAGCGTGGGCTCTGGGCTAGGAGCGGGAGGCTGGTATGCTTCCATCTCCTCGCTGTGCACCTTTGCGGCCTTGCCTTCTGGGGATGCGGCGAAATAGGCTGTGAGGTAGGACTGGAGGGTGCTATCGGCCTCGTCTGCCTTAGCCTTGGCGTCGTCCGAGAGGGTGTTGCTCACCACCTTAAATTCTGGGAATGAGTAGTTCACCGATCCCTTCCGGCCTTCGCCAACAGACGGGACGCTAACAACAACGTCACCATAGACGGCCTTGGAGCCTCCCAGTTCCTTAACGAAATCGATCCATCCGCTCAATGCGGCACCGGACAATTGGAAGTTCACAATCTCGTAGTCGTCTCCCAGCTTGGCAACGGCGTAAACAGAGGCACAGAACTTGGCGTAATGCACCTTCTCCTTCACTTCGCGCCAAGGGCCAGAGAACACCTCGCCGTCCTTGTCCTGCACTCGCATGGGGAGCTTCAGGTTGCGAACCTCGTTAGACCAGACGCCACAGTTCTTACGGTCATTAAAGCCAGAGCAGGTGGAAAGCTGATCTAGGACAATGAAAGGGGTCTTGTGTGGAACAAGCTCCATCTTCTCGGATTCCTTGTCCCAGTAACGCCAGCATTTGTCACCAGAAGCCCAGCGTAGGAACTTCTTACAGGGATTGATGGGGCGGTCGTCTTCTTGCAGTGTGCGGCTCATATTAATTTCCTTCGATTGAGTGGAATGTGTCTTTGATGATTTCCAAGGCTTCAGCGTTATTCGGAATCAGCCTTAGGAGAGATTGAATAATGTCA